TGTCTGCATTTATAGAATAGGCTAAAGATGATACTGGCGTTATGACAAAACATTATCATATAGGTACAGAAACAATTAAACAAGCTGAATTCTGGGCAAGTGTTAAAGCTATACTAGGTAATGATAGAATACCTGGAACATTAATAACATTTTCAAATTATATGAAAAATAATATTCATGCAGAAGCAGAAATAACTCGTATAGATATTGATGAAAAATCATTAGAAAATGAAACAGCTACATAATAATATGTAGCTGTTTTTATCTTGGTCTTCTGGCATTTATTAAATATCTATCATTTGTTGAAATGTATTGGTTATTATAATGCTGGTATTGGTCTTGCTGAGTAAATAAAGATCCATAAGTTCCCTATGTCTATTGTGTTATTTGACCAAACCCCTAAGCGGCATAAGCTGTTAAACCTCCATCGTCTTCGTCTTCGTCGTCCTTAGCATTCTCATATATTTCAAGGTAATGTAATATGGTCAGTACTTTTTCTTTATCTTCAGGTAATTCATATTCATAATATGGTAACTAGGTAAACCATTCATCCAACCATTCAAAATATTGTTCATCGTCAAAGAAATGTGAAGCATTAAGAGTGGTAAACGCTATATCGTCATGTGCATCTAAACCGGCATAACTATTCTTAACTTTACCGAAAGTTTTTAATTGCTCAATTGTTGACATGACCGGTATATCATGATCCTATGAAACGATTATTTGCCTTAATGATATGAGTTTTGCTCCCAATTCACAGAAATATTTTTTACCATGATTACCAGAAACAGTTCTAAAGCCGTTCAGTATAGCTTCATAATACATATCATGCTTTTTAAATATATTCTTAAAGTTTTTACCATTAAAGTTTGTTTCATATAAAATTCTTAAATTATCGATTTCACCTGCTTCACCCTAACCATTTCTGAATATATCAAAAGCAATATGTTGAGCTGCAGCTGCAGCTTCTTCTTCATCAAAGTTATTATCAATATAAATACCAATTTGCTTAAGCTATATGCAATTAGTATAAGTTACAGCTTTATACCCTAATCTATTTTTTTGTATAATTTCTGGATCAAGTAAAACCATTTCAAATATATTAATAATGTTATAATCAGAGTCTTCTTTTCCATACTCACCTTTTTCAGTTCCTTCTGCAGTATCTATAATAGCGACAAATCTTCTTTCAAGTAAATCAATATATGTTAATTCATCAGGATGAAAATCTGGATCCCAAAATATTTTTTCGTTTACTTTTTTCGGAATTCCATAAACTTCAACATTAATAAATTTCTTTTTAATCGACTCAAGATATGCATAATCTTCTGGCTGAAGAATTCTATCTTCATTTGTATCGAAAGATAATTCAAATTCTCGTTGCCATAAATCTAAACCAAAGACTTCAATTTGTTCTTGTTTCCATTTTTCATCATGTCCTGGAACTTGCCACCAATCGACTCGTTTAGATAAAAAACCGTTTCGCCCAGCAAGTGCACCAGACCATAAATCCCAAAACAAACCTGTACGACCACGAGGTGTAGATAATACGATAATCTATGAATCTTCAAATGATGACAAAGTTGGATAGACTGAAGCCCAGAATTCTTTCATGACGTTTTGAGGGATAAGAGCACACTCATCAATTAATAATACATTGATAGAATCACCTGTTGCGGAATCACCTGTTGTAGCAACAGCTCTTAATGATGAACCGTTTTCAAGCCGTAAAGTTGTTTTAGATGATTCTTCTATACCTGGTTTTAAGAAATACGGTAAACGTTTAAAAACTTCCATCGTTTTACTCAATATCTCTTTTGTTGTTCTTTCTTTATTTGCCGTTATAACAATATTACGGTCAATATGAAACAGCATTAACCAGACAAAATAAGATATAACAGTAGTAGTTTTTGCTGACTGTCTTGATTGCATTAGGATTATACGTCTGTTAGCCAATCTAATATCTTGCAGTTCTTCATCCCATACTTCATCTCCAAGCATATGAAGTGTATCTTCCTAGTAATCACGAAGAGTAACTAAACTATATCCTGCTCTTGTTTTGAATTGTGCATGTCTGGAAACAAAATATATGATATCCATCGCACATTTTTTATATTCTTCGTCTTCTTCAGGTGTTCGCTAAAAGGTAATGCCGGTATCTCTCAGATCCTTTTTACCGTGATAAAATGGATCAAGATCCGGCTTCTTTCCTTTCTTTATGTCGTCTAAAATCTAATTTATCTTTTCAGTTGTATAGACTTTAGACATTTTATTTGATTCTGATGCTTTATCTAAAGCATTCGCTCTTATATCTCTTATCTACGAACCTCTTCTTGCCATTAACTATTAGGCATAATTAATGCCGCGATAAAATAAAATAACGTAGCATAACCGCATGAACATAATAAAGCTGCAATAAACGCTAAACGAATTATTGTAGTATCTGCATCCATATAATCAGCGATTCCTGAGCAAACACCGCAAATGTTTTTGTCTTTACCTTTTTTTAATTTATCCATGACATATAAAATTTATTTTAATTGTGCTGAAGATTCAGCGATATAAACAGATAAATGATTAAATACCAACCAAGTTTTTAAAGGTTCATTAATTTCTTCTTTACTGATAATATCTTTAACATACTCTTTTCGCATATTTTCATGAATATCATCTAGAAGTTTCCATTGTGCATTCGGTTTATATGCATATTCTGGAAAAGTTTTTCCAAAAATATTATTTATCGATTTAACATGCTCATATATAATTTGCCATTCAGATTTTGTTAAACGTTTTGTTGAACTATAAAAATCAGTTAGCATTTTATTATATATATCTAAGTAATTTTCAGATAACTCTTTAATATTGTCTGGAAAATCTGCAAAATGATCTATTTTTTTAGGTCTTCCTCTTTTCTTTTTAGGCTCAACTGTATTTTCTGCCATAACTGAATTACATTAGTTTTATAAAAGTAATAGCCTGATAGCTTTATTATAGCCCAGGCTATTATAACCTTTTTAATAATATGATTATAATAATTATTTATGAAACACTTATATAAATGTATACTTTCAACTTATCGTTAATACCTTTAGCATTCATATATATAGCGCTTAAGTTATTTTTAACTTTATACATATCACATGCCTCACTTATATATGATGTGTCTGGTATTTCTTTAACGTTAAAATCAAATTCTAATTTAATTACCTTATCTGAAGTAGTTTTATCAAAAGTAAAGTTTCTAGATTTAATACTGTCATCAATCAATTGATAAAGTCTCTCGGGTGTATAAATATCCTAATCATCAGATTTCTCCGGAAACTGTCTATTATACTCTTCTTCGATAATAGCTCTAATACTTTCTTGCTCTTCTGGAGTCATTTCTTCCTTATAAGGAGAAGGTTCTTCAATAAATTTGTCTTCACAAAGATTAGAATAATCATTATTACCAGCAATAGGCATTTCAAAATCGTTCTGCTCAGGTGTTGAGTTATCAGGTGTTTCTTCATCATCGATAAAGCGATCATACTTCTCAGCAACCATGTCAATAGCTTCACCAACTTTTTCGAATAAACCTGTTAAAGCTTCTGCACCGGATCCAATAACATTGGCAATCGCATCAATAGGTTTGGCGATATCTTCAGGCGTAATATTATCGCAAAACTCTTTAATACCCTTAAAAATGCTTAATGGATCAAACGTATTGTTAAAACATTTATTGTTTTCTTGCTCTTGACCACATGCGCATTCTTTTTTACAATCCTTTTTACCACATTCACCATTAGAAAACATAGTATTAAATGATTTCATCGTTTCCTCCAGCTCATCAAAAATCTTGCTGAAATCTTTCTTGTTGTCCGTATTTCCCATTTTCTAAAAATAAATTAAATATGTTTGTATATTATATAAAAAATTTATTAAATGTCTAATCCGTCTAACATATCGTTTGAAAAATATTTAGACCAATATATTTTTTGTGTATATGCGTTATCTCTACACCATATCATAACATCGTTTATATCCCATTTATTCTTATTCTTTGAATATGGATTCTGTTCCGGTAAGCCAATATCTTTTTTAAATTGTTCCCACATAAAAACGTTATATCCCGCTTGTAATTTTTTCAACGCTTGTTCATTACCAGTTTTATCTGAATCGAATACATACCAAAACGGAAGCTCAACACCGATTGATTTATTCGCTCCTGACATTGCGATACAGTTAGGTAATAGGAAAGCATCAAATGGACCTTCTGTGACCAATACGGGGCGATATACGTCTATATTGAATATATTAAACACGGTTGATAAGGAATTCACGGTTTCAGGTACGTCAATACCATCTTGTAACGCTTTATGTAAATTAGATAGACTCATTGTTTTATACTTTTCTTTACGTTTAAACGATAAGTCTCTAACCTGAAATCCGAATACCTTATCATTGCCTATTAAATTTAAAATAACAATATAAGCATTAACAGGATCATAAAGAAATTTATTAAAATCATATTGGCATCGTCCAACTAAATAATTGTAAGCTATCGGAGCTGTAACCTTATCTATTTCATATAACCTGAATTTTTGCTTTAATGTTTCTCGAGGTATTGAATATTTTTCAACTGATTCTTTATCTAATATATCTGATGTTATTTCATTTTTATTCTTTAACTGTGTAGATACATCTGTTGTATGATTAACGACATATGTCAATGCAGATAAAGTTAAAGGTGTTTTGAAAGTTTTAAAGAAATTATTAATTTTCATATATTTGCCACAGTTAAAACACTTAAAAGATCCAGCCCATTTCCCTCGCATAATAAAATGAGCTCTCTTCTTTTTATCGTCTGTAGCAGAGTCACCGCAAAAAGGACAAGCAAAATTTAACCCATTTGTTGTTTTCTTCACTTTTTGCTTTTGCGGTTTTCCTTTAAATTCGTGCTTTAAAATTTCTTCTAGTTTATATGTCGCTTCATCATAAAATTCATCGTCTGACATCTCTTTAATTGTTATTTGAGATGTATCAAAAATAGAGTTGTTCATCATAACTATTTTATGATGAACAACTCTATAAGTCTATCTTTTATGATGTATGATTGATTAACTTGGATGATCAACAAGCGGCAGTTCAGAAAGTTTATACAAATGTTCTCTAGCTGATCTGAGATATTCAGCGATGATCGGCATA